CTTTACAGGTTTCTCTTCGGCTTCACCCTTATCTTCTGGTTCTTCCATATCCTCTGGTTGCTCCTCATCTGCCTCAGTCTCTTGAACGCTTTCTTCCGATTCAGACTCCTCTTGCGCATCAGTTTCAGCTTCCGTAGTATCTTCTTCAGTAGACTCATCCACGGATTCTGGCTCAGCCTCGGGTTGAGATTCTGGTTCTGGTTCTGGTTCATTTACGGGCTCCTCCATTTCTGGTTCTGACTCCATTGTATCTGGTTCTGAAGCAACTTCAATATCTTCTGTCATCTCTGGCTCTGGTGCTGGCATTTCTAATTCTAATTCCATCTCCATTTCCATCTCAACTTCGACAACAGCCACCTCTACTTCAGGCATTTCAATCTCCATTTCAGGAAGCTCCATCTCAAAACTCGGTATTTCCATCTCCATCTCTACAGTTTCGTAAGATATTTCCATATCTGGTTCATCAAATTCAGGCTCAAAAAACATATCATCACCAGGTGAGTCAGGCACAACAATGTCATTATGATCAAATATATTCTCTACAATATCTATAACTTCTGTTTCTGTACTGCCTCCATAAGCAACCCACATTTCTACAGATGTTATTGATTGTGTCACTATTGTTGATACTACGTTGTATAATACGTTTATTTTTACATCATCAAAAAGCGGTCCAATTGCAAGGTTAATATCACGCCCGCCAACCTCTATCGTTAGTCTTGTAATTGTTCCTGCAAAATCAAAACCTCCTGTATATTCTTGATAACCACTTGTGACACCAGATTCCGATAATATGTCCGTGCCACTAAATACATTCGTATTGCCGTTTTTTCCTGTGATGTGCATGTAAATACGATCTTGTGCATCTCTCTTATCGACTTTTATAGAATAGTTAGTCCTACCCCCATTTTCGATATCTAATTCAGATATGTCTACTGTTTGAATAAACGTTGTACCCATACCTGATACGCCCATTGTAGATGTTGAGTTGCCAGATCCTGTAATTTGTGCACATTTATCTGGTCCTAAAGCGTAACAATTATTGCCAGAAGGCATGTTTGCAGGGCCTTGCCCACCCCAATCCTGGTCCATATCCGATTCATATCTAGGCTGTACATAACCATTACTACCATCAAGAATATTTCCTGAGTCTTCGTTTGTTACTGTAACTGTAGTGGTATCTGTGGTTGTAGTCGTAGTTACCGTATGACCATCAGCTTCATACTCTATTGATTCTGTTTCTGTAATTATAATTGTTTCTTCTACTCCAGGTGTGCAAACTCCTGTAGCAGTTACTGGACACTCAGCCCTAGAAGAACATGACAATGCCAGAGTGCATAACCATAGCACCCAATACAAACCTAATAAACTTCGATGCATCGCTATCTACTCCTTCTGCCACTTTAATTTTATTTATATCATCATTCCATTTTGCGTAAACCATACTGCCCTCTGGAATCATATCCATATTTTCTTTCCAACCTGTTTCAGCATCAACACCAATAGAACCCATGTATGGGCACGGGGTGCCTGCCATAGCCATGCTGTCCCAAACACGTGGATCTTGACATAATATTGACACAGATGCCACTTTCATTCCTGAAGCATACAAGGATCTTGCTAATTTTATTCTTTCACAGTTTTCATCAGTGACCGTAATTCCCGACGAAATTCCCAGAATCTGGGTCTGTACGGCACCCGCTACCGCCGTCTTGCAAACATCAGAATTGTTTACAACAACACTTGGTGAATTTGCTGTGGGCGGCGTATTATTAGTTACAACTGTACTACTTACAGTATTGGTTTCTGCAAAAACTTGCGATGAAATAAATAGTAATATTATAATTAATCTTAACACTTCCACCTCTTCCTAGCTTGCCTTAATCTTGAATTAGGATCTGCAGCAGCTTTTGGAAATTTTTTCATTTGTCCCGCGCTTCGTGCACAGAAAGATTTGCGTCGCTTTGCAGCTTTTGAACCTGGTTTTACTTTACCAGTGACTGCTGTTTTTAATTTTGAACCAGGGTTATCACGACGATATTTTGCTACCCCAGCCTTTGTCATCCCCGCTCCAGACTTTGTGGAGCGGAAATATTTTTTTGTTCTTGGTGGCTGTTTGTCCTTAGACCTAGCCATGTAAGAAAGTAATCGACGTAATATTTGTTAACGTAGCATGACAGTCTGTTTCAAATCTCATACCTTCATCATTAAAATCAATATTTTGTGTAAGTGTTGCCCCTGCTGGTGTAGCCATTTCAAATAAAGTAGTGCCACTTGCACCACCGTTTTTTAAAACTACTGAGCCCGCTGAAGATGCACCTACTAAATACAATTTAACAACTCTTGTAGGACCAGAAACTACTGAGCCTGTGCTAGTTAAGGTTTTAGATTTAAGACCGTACATTATGCTAAGTTGTTATTCTGAATGTAAAGAATAGTTACTGTAGCTGCACCTGTAGTGCCATCACCATTAGCTGCTGTATAAATCGCATTAACAGTTTGATCAGACGTACCAATGTCAGTGCCATCGGTTGAAATTGTACCTCTAGTTGTAGCTAAAGCTTTTACGTTTGTAGCTGGTAAATATTCATCAGTGTCACCTGCATGGCCCACTTGCACTGTAGCTGTTCCGCCATCATTAGATACAGTTGTAACGTTTAAAATTACATCTACAATTTGTGAATTAGCAGGAATGATTCCTACTGCTGTGGTGGCAGTTGCACCAATAATGTCAATTACTGCTGATTGAGCCATCAATACAGAACCTGTATTAGCACTAGCTCCTTCTCTTACGGTACCAGCCTTTACTGGACCCGAAAATGTAGTTGTTCCCATGTCAACCTCCTTTTAGTTGTCGTTTTAAGTCTTGGGTAAGCATACTATAAAATAAAAAAGGCGCTCTTACAAGCGCCCTTTTTCCTAAGAAAGATTTAGTAGATTTTATGAACCTTCAGATCCGTATACACATCTTGGATCTGAGAATCCAAAGCTGTATCTTTCACGTGCTTTGTATCTCATGTTTCCAGTGTCAAAGTCACCTTCCATACCAGTAGTAAGTGGTGCTCTCACAAAGTGTTTGAATCCATTAGGAGCATCTGTTTTGATGAAGAAAGCATCAGTATCTAATAGATAGTGGTTTACCACGTATCCATCAGGTAACATACCCATATTTCTCATCGCATTGATGTCATTGTCAGCAGTACCGACTCTTAGAGTTGAGTTTAATACTCTATCAGCTACAAACTGTGTATTTACTGGGATGATTAGTTTTCTTCCCTGCATTGCAATTTTTAGCCCTCTTTCATCGATAAAGCCTGCAATATCAATCATTGCTTGCTCTAATGAGGTTTCGTTTAAGTCTGCATTCGTTGCACTCTTGTTAGAAAAGTTTCCACCAAGTGCTGTTGGGTGTGCAGTGTTTACTAAAGAAACACCATCACCACCTGCTGTAGTGAATGCATTGTTTAAGATATTAGTAGCCTTGACTTGTTTTGTGTAAGCCATGGATCTTGCTAATGATCTTGTGTAACGAGCAGATAAAGTGTCATACAAATTATCTTCGACAGCTTCCTCAGTTAAACTGAATGCTAGTGCAACAGTTTCGTGAGTATATCTAGCTGTAAAACTCTCAGTTGCTGTATCAAATTGTACAGCTGCACCTTCTTGTTTTACTGCCGCTTCGCCGAAGCCCATGAGCATAACTTCTTCTTCAAATGCTCTATCGCTTGTTTCTTGGTCAAAGATCTCAGCATGCTCATTCTCATAACGAGAATATTCCATACCGAACAGGGCGTTTAAGCCAGGTTCCAGTTCTTTGGCCAGTTGTGCTCTATTAATAGCCATAGTCTAGTCCTCCTTATACGCCCGCAGTTCCTGTAGATGCTGCTAGCTGATGATTATTGATTTTTACAACTAATACCGAGTTAGCCGCTGTAGTGTCGTTACTCGGTGTATCATAAAAGTCTAAAATTTTCAGCATGTATGTAGCATTTCCAGTTGCTGCAGTGCTTGAATCGATCTCAGCTTTTGACATACCCGTAGTGGTGCTGCCAGCTGCCATGATCATTTCTGCGTTGTTACCTAAATCGGCTGCTCCGATGTCGTTTGCATCCTGTTGAGCAATATACAGTTGATTTACATCATCTGATATAAAAGCTATAGCATCAGTTGCCGCTAGCCCGTCAGGATA